ATTTTACGTTCACCACCGACCGCCGCTCAGGCGGTTTTCTTGTTTTAAAGCGGATTAAAAGACGGTCTCGACCGACATGAGGAAACTACCGCCATTGATGCCAAGCGGTAGGTCTCGGATGACGGCGGCGGACTGGCGAAAGGCGGTTCTTCAAGCAGCGCCAGCCCAACACAGCCATCGGTCGGACTAGGGCGGCGGCGAGCAGGACAGCAGCGGCCAGGGCCACACCGATGATGGCGGCGCTGAACGTCAGCCCGAAGGCCACCGCGAGCACAACGGCAACTCCACCCACCAAGGATGGAGCCAGCCAGTACGCGAAGCCAAGTTTCAGCAAGTTGTCCATGTCAGGAGTTTAGATCGTGTCCACCAGTCTGATGACCATCGGTCTGATGCTCAAAGCCTACGACCAGATGTCGGCGGTGGTGTCATCAGCATCGAGCAAGTCTATTGCCAGTTTGGGCCAGGTACAGGAGAAGTTCAAGAACCTCTCCGACCAGGCGGAACAGTTTGGCCGCGCCACCCTGGCCAGCGGCATGATTGCGGCGGGTTCTGTCGCCAAGCCCCTGCAAGCCTTCGCTCAGTTGGAAGACGCCACCACCAGCCTGAAGGTGGCGATGATGAACAACTTGGGGCAGGTTCCGCACCAGTTCGAGGCCATCAACAAGCAGGCCATCCAATTGGGGAACATCTTGCCTGGTACCACGGCTGACTTTATCGGCGCAGCCCGCGCCCTAAAGGAACAGGGTACGGAGTTGGACACTATCGTCAACGGCGGCCTCAAGTCTGCGTCCTATCTCTCGGTGCTGCTCAAGATGCCCGCCCAGGAGGCCGCCGAAATGGTGGCCAAGCTGCGCGAGTCTTACGGCCTGGCCGACAACGAGTTGGAGAAGATGGCCGACCTCACCCAGCGGGCGCGGTTTGCCTTCGGCATGACGCCGCAGGACATCAAGATCGCCTCCAGCTACTCCGGGGCCACCCAGAACATCCTCGGCCTGACTGGACTGGAAAACGCCAAGAAACTGTTGGCCATGCAGGGCCTAGGGGCCGGGGTGTCGCTGGAGGGGTCGAGCTGGGGCACGAACTTCTCCATGCTGTTGAGCCGCACGGCGGAATCGAAAGACCGGCTGGCCAAGAACAGCAAGGAAATGCGGGCTATCAACGAGGAGATGAAGGCATACGGGATCAACCTTCAATTCTTCGACGACAAAGGGAAGTTCATGGGCCTGGACAACCTGGTCAAGCAGTTAGAGAAGACCAAGGTTATGCAGGATGTAGATCAGATCAACATGTTCAAGAAGCTGTTCGGGGTGGAAGCTGGCCGCCCTGCACAAATAATCGCTCAAAAGGGATTCACGGGTTATCAGGAAGCAATCCAGAAAATGGAGCGGCAGGCCAGCCTTCAACAACGCATCGAGTTGTCGCTCACCACCATCAAGAACAAGTGGGAGGCGCTGACCGGCACGCTCACCAATGCACTGGCAGCGGTCGGCGAGCCGATTGCCAACTTCATCGCCCCGGCCATCGTGGCGCTGAATGAATTCGTCGGCGGGCCCATGATGGACTTCATCGGGCGGAATCAGACACTGGTCGGCGTGATCGGAACCTCTGTCCTGGTCATCGGTCTGCTGGCGATTGCGCTAGGCACATTGGGCCTGGTGGCAGGCACGGCGGGAAAATTCATCGTGGGCGGCATGGGGGCCATCCAGGGCATGGCAGCCGCGTCACGTTTCGCCATTGGATGGCTGGCTACGCACCGCCTGGAGATTCTGCGGCTGATGGGGGTGCAACGCGCCCAGATTGCCATCCAGAACCTGCAAAACGCGGTCGTCTACCGGGGAGGGGTCTGGCAGGCGATCCAGTACGCGCTGCTGACCACCCGTTACCGGATGCTGGCGATGGTGGCCGCCACCCGCGCCTGGATCGTGGCCATGTCCGGCCAACTCGTGGCGGGCATCGGCGCTGCCGTGACGGCGATGCGAGCATGGGCAGTTGCCTCGCTGGCTTGGATACGCACCAACCTGCTGACCGTGGCCGGGCTGCGGGGCTTGGCAGCATCGTTTGCCGGTTCCCTGGTGACAGGCATCAAGGCGGCCATCATGGCTGTCAGGGCGTTCTCGGTGGCGCTGCTGGCCAATCCCATCGGTCTCATCGTGGCCGTGGTGGCTGGTGCTGCTTTCCTCATTTACAAATACTGGAAACCGATTGCAGCCTTCTTCTCTGGCCTGTGGGCGGGCCTCAAGGCGGGACTGGCTCCACTGGCCCCCGCTTTCCGCCAGTTCGCCGCCCTGGCCACGACGGCGCTGTCGCCGATCACGACACCCTTGCGTGCCCTCTGGAATTGGCTGTCGCGCATCTTCGGGCAGGTTGAGGATACCGGCGGTGCGGCCCGCAACCTGGGCGTGGCCGTGGGTCAAGGCGTGGCGCGTGCCATCCTCTGGGTGGGCCGCTTGGTCAAGTCGGTTTTCGAGCTGCCAGGCAAGTTCTTTGATGCAGGCGCAGCCATCGTGCAAGGGCTATGGCGTGGCATCGAGTCGCTGGCCAGCAAGCCTATCGAGGCCATCAAGAAGATTGGCACCGACGTGGCCGGGGCGTTCAAGAGCCTGCTTGGCATCCGTTCACCGTCCCGTGTCTTCATGGGCTTCGGCGAGAACATCGGCGAAGGTGTGGAAGTGGGCATGGGGCGGACGGTGGACAAGGTGCGCCAGGCCGCCGGAGCTTTGGCGCTGGCCGGTGTGGCTGGTTTCGGCCAGCCTGCGCTGGCAACGCCTGCTCCGTACAAGGCCACGGTGTCAGCCGTCGCTCCGGCGGTGGCGGCAGGCCGTGTGCCCGATGTGCCCTCGCTGGCATCCCCCGTGGTGCCCGTGGTTCCGATGCCAGCAGTGGCTGCGGGTGGCGTGCGGGGCAGTGTCAGTGCCGTTGGGCCGGTACGCATGCCTGCCCAGGCGGCCGGGCAAGGTGCGGCGTTTGGTGGCGCGGTCACGGTGCATTTCAGTCCGACCATCCAGGTCAATGGCGGTGGCGATGTGGGTGGCCAGGTGAAGACCGCCCTGGCAGACGGCTACCGTGAATTCGAGGCATTCATGCGCCGGTTCATGGCCGAGCAACAGCGGAGGAGCTTCTGATGCAATTCGCACTCCTGGGCGATGTCCAGTTCGAGCTGATCACCTATTTCGACGGCCTGGAGGGGCGCTTTGCCTCGGACTATGCCGAGCACGCCCTGATCGAAGGCAAGCCCCGCTTGCAGTGGATCGGCGAGCGCCTGGACGAATGGACGCTCAAGCTCAAGTTCCACCAGCTTTTCTGCGACCCGGAACTGGAGCTGGCCCGGCTGCGGGATGCGATGGCAACCCACGATCCTCTGCCCTTCGTGCTGGCCACGGGCGAGTACAAGGGGGAATTCGTCATTGCCGAGATTTCGGCGGTGTCCGAGCAGACGGATCGCCAGGGCGGCCTGGTCGAGGTGGCGGCCACCCTCAATCTGAAGGAATGCCCCGACCCGGAGGGCGAGCGCAGCGCCGAGTCCCGGTCTTCGGCAGTGGCGTTGTGGCGTGCTGATCGCCCCTTGCCCCCCGCCGTCAAAACGGGGCTGCTGGATCAGGCCAAGCCGAACATGGCCAGCACCTGGCTGAAGGATGCGATGGTGGCCGGGCGCGATGTGGTGGGGGCTTTCCGCGCAGCCAGCGATATCGTCTCGCTGGGTCGGCAGTTGGCTTCCAATCCTTTTATGGCCGTGGAGCGGTTGGCCTATGGCGTGCCCAGCTTTGACGGCCTGGCCAGGGCGGCGGATCGCTTTGGCGTCAGCCTTCAGCCGCTGACCAGCACGCTGGCGGAAGCCAGGCCACTCATGACGGTGGCCAGTCGGGTGGCGGGTGAAGCCCGCAGCGCATCCGGCGCATTGGGCGGGCTGACCACGGGCAACCTGGTGGGCCGTCTCGATGCCCTGGGCGGCAACCTCTCCAACATGGGGCGGCACCTGGATGTTGCCGCGCCGCAGCTTGCCCGGCTCTCTGCCCGTGTGGCGGTTCGGGAGGTGGTATGAACCATATCCGCCACATCACCACGGAAGGGGAACGCTGGGACTTGCTGGCGTGGCGCTACTACGGCGATGCCACGGCCTACGAGCGGATCATCACGGCCAATCCTGCCGTGCCATTCGTTGAGACCTTGCCGGGCGGGATTGAGTTGGCCATACCCGTGATTGAGGTGAGCGCCACGATTTCACCAGAGGAGCTGCCGCCGTGGAAAGTGTGACCCCCAAGACCCGTAAGCCGGTGCCGCACCCGGTGTTCAAAGTGCAGATGAACAACAAGGACGTGACCGCCGTGCTGACCCCTCATTTGCTGTCCGTCAGCTACGTGGATTTTCTCGAAGGCGAGGCAGACACCCTGGATGTTCGAGTGGAGGATGTCGATGGGCGTTTCCGTGGCAAGTGGTACCCAGCCAAGGGCCAAACGCTGGAGTTGGAGTTCGGCTACGAGGGGGAAACCTTGCAAAAGGCCGGGCTGTTCGAGATCGACGAAATAGAAGGCGAAGGCCCGCCCGATGTGGTGGTGATCCGTGCCATCGCCGCCGGGGTCAAAAGCCCTCAGCGCACCCACCAGGGCAAGGCTTACGACAACACCACGCTGGCCGCCATCGCTCAACAGGTGGCCCGCCGCTTGAAGTTGCAGCTCAAGGGCAAGATCGAACCGATCAAGATCACCCGCGTCACGCAAATCCACGAGAACGATCTGACCTTCATGCGCCGCCTGGCGGGGGAGTATGGCTACGCCTTCAGCGTCAAGGGCAGCAAGATGGTGTTCTTCAAGAAGGCCGAGCTGCGCCAGTGCAAGCCGATCCTGGTGCTCAACCGTACCGACCTGACCCGGTATCACATCCGCGACAAGATCATGGGCGTGCCGAAGGATGCCCAGGTGGCTTACCACGACCCGAAAACCAAGCGGCTGAAGCATTACAAGGTACGCAACACCGACGTTGCGACCAGCGATGACCGGATCAAGCTGAACGTGCGGGCGGAAACCGATGAGCAGGCCAGGGTCAAGGCACAGGCCGCCCTGGACGATGCTAATGCCGACGCCACCCAGCTTGAGCTGACGGTAATCGGCAACCCCAAGCTGGTGGCCGGGATCAACTTCTCACTGGATGGCATGGGGCGCTTCGGCGGCACCTACCAGGTGGTCAGGAGCCGCCACGACATCGAGCGCGGTAGCGGCTACCGTACCGAGATCGAGGCCAAGCGGGTGCAGGAGGGCAAGGCCAATGGCTGAGAATACCGGCGGCGTGTCGTTCAAGGTGGGGGTTATCCATGCCTCGCGCCCTGGCTTTGCACAGGTGACCTTCCCCGATCTGGATGGCCTGGTCAGCGCCTGGCTGCCGGTGGTGATGCGAAAGTCGCTCAAGGACAAGGAATGCTTCACCCCCGATCTTGGCGAGCATGTGGCCTGTGTGCTCGATGAGAACTTCGAGAATGGGGTGGTGCTGGGCGCGGTGTATTCGGATGCCGATGCGCCGCCAGTGGCCAGCCACGACAAGCTGCACTTCCGCTTTTTCGACGGCGGCAGTTTTGAGTATGACCGCAGCAGCGGCACGCTGACCATCGTGACCACCGGGCCGGTAAATGTGACGGCCGCAGGGCCGGTGACGGTGAAAGCGCCCAGTGTGACCATTGACGCGCCGGAGACCACCATTACTGGCAACCTGCTGGTGAAGAAGAAACTGACCTACCAGGGAGGGATGGCCGGTAGCGGTGGTGAGGGCGGCGCGTCAGCCGTCATTGATGGCGGCGTGCAGGTCAATGGCGACGTCAACGCCACGGGCAGCGTCATGGACGGTAGCGGAAACTCGAACCACCACAGCCACTGAGGCGGCCTGATCCGTCCGTTTTGGGGCGGATCAAACATTAAAGCCCTTTAATATCCGGCAGGCGAGGCGGTGGGCATCCTACGCCCATGAGCCGCGTAGACCGCATTACCCATCAAGACTGGCAGCCCGCCCTGGGCACCGATGACATCGTCGGTGGCCTGGAGGATATCGACCAGTGCATTCGCATCATCCTGGGCACGCCCCTGGGGAGCGATCCGCACCGTCCTGACTTCGGCTCCAACATCCACCGTTACATCGACTGGCCGCAAGACCGTGCCGTGACCTACCTGGTGCGCGAGGTTTTCCGGGCTGTGCGCCGTTGGGAAAAGCGCGTCGGCGAGATGGATGTGCGGGTCAGCCATGAAGTTGCGGCCTTGGTGATCACGGTGGTCTGGCGGCCTGCCAGTGGTGGCAGCGAGAACACGACTGCGCTGAGGTTCGACCAATGAGCACGCTGCCCGAGCCGAACTTCATCGACCGCGATCCGCAAGCCATCACTGCGGAAATGGTGGCCAGCTACGAGGCCATGACCGGCAAGACGCTCCAGCCCGCCCAGGTGGAGCGATTGATTGTTGACCTGTTCGACTACCGGGAAAGCCTGGTTCGCATCGGCATCCAGGAGGCTGCCAAGCAGAACCTGGTCGCTTTTGCCAGAGCGCCCATGCTGGATTACCTGGGCGAGTTGGTCGGGGTCTATCGGCTGGCAGCCAAGACCGCCCGCGCCGATGTGCGCGTGGTCTTCGCCCAGCCCTTGGCCACAGCCTTGGAGATTCCGGCAAGCACTCGGTTCGAAGCTTCCGGCATCCAGTTTCAGGCGACCGGCAAACAGATCGTGGCGGCTGGCACCGTGGAAGTGGATGTGCCGGTCGAGGCGGTTGAGTCCGGCGTGTCGGGCAATGGCTTTCTGCCTGGCCAGATCAATACGCTGGTCGATGAATTGGGGGTCGATGTCGCCTCGGTGGCCAACGTCGGCATCACCTACGGCGGGAGCGAGGCGGAAAGCGATGACCGCCTGCGCGAGCGCATCCGCCTGGCTCCTGAAGCCTTCACGGTGGCGGGTTCCTTCGGGGCCTATCGCCACCACGCCATGAGTGCCCATCAGGACATCGTCGACGTCGCTGTCATGGGGCCGGACTTGATCCTTGCGGACGGTCTTCTGGTGTCGAGCAATGACATCCCGCCCGGCGTGGTGCGCCTGTTTCCCCTGGCCAAGACGGGCTTGCCGCCCCAGGTGATCCTGGATGCGGTAGCAGTCACCTGCACGGCGGACAAGGTGCGCCCCCTGACTGACTTGGTGGAAGTGCGCGTGCCGGTCGAGGCTCCCTTTGCCATCGTGGCCCGCCTGACCTTGTACCGCGACCAGGAGGCGGCCCCGGTGCTGGCCGCTGCCCGTGCCGCTGCCGACAGCTATGTCGCAAAGCAGCAGGCCAAGCTGGGGCGCGACGTGGTGCCGTCGCAGATCGTGGCCGCGCTGTCCGTGCCGGGGGTGTATCGCGTCGAACTGGTCAGCCCGGCCAACCTGATCCAGGTGCCGATGGAAGGCTGGGCGCACTGCACCGGCATCGATATCCAGTTCGCGGGAGGGGCCGATGGCTGACCTGACGCCCCCGGTCATTTCGACCGACCCGAAGCTGAAGGCGCTGGCCGCTCTTTCCGAGCGGCTCTCGACGCTTGATTTGACCCCGGTGTTGACCAACCTGGTCGATGCGGTGGAGGCCGACGTGCTGCCCTGTCTGGCCGACCAGTTCCACGTCATGGGCGATGAGGGCTGGTTGCTGGCCAACACCGATGAGCGCCGCCGCAAGCTGATCAAGCAGTCCATCGAGATTCACCGCCACAAGGGCACGGTGTGGGCGGTCAAGAGCGTGC